CTTGTCCAGCCATTATCTTATCCTTTATCTATTCCCGCCAGTGTAGACGCCGCCGCCGCCACTTGCTTCAATTCCCTGACGGCGCAAACCTCTGGCCACCGACTGTGATGGAGTATCGCTGAGGCCAGCAATAGCATCTCCGAACGCGCCAAGTATGCCGCCGCCAGACACAAAATCCACAATGCTTTCGCCGAAATAATCATCTGCATATGGGTTGCCGGTTGGCATAATATATGAAGTGCCGTCAGAGCCTCCCCCGCCACCCGCGACAGGTGATTCCACAGGCGCAACGGGAGATACTGTTGGCTGGCTGTAATCCCGTATGGCCTCGCCGGTCATCGGGTCAATAAAGAAGCTTTGCAGATATTCAGCTTGCGCTGGGCGCTGCGCGGCAAGCTCAGACACGGCCTGCTCATACATTGGCGCTGCGCTGTAGCCTCTTACCCCGCCAGCGTATTGAGTAGGGGCAGGCATACCGCCCATAATATCCGCTTGTGTCGTAGGCGCGGCAAGTCCAAACGCAGATGCCACATCAGCAGCTTGCTGGAATGATGCCTCTTGCATTGGCGTGAATGCTGCAACGTCTGGCCCGTAATAAGGCACATAGCCAATCTGGCTGACGTCCTCTGCTTTAGCCAAATTGCGGCGTGCCGCATCCTCAATGTAATCTGGGATCGTAATTTGTGACGTCTGTGTGCCGCCCTTGCCGCCTGCCATTATTCAAACTCCTTCAAATATGAGGCGTGCAATGGAACCCATCCATGCGCCTTCAATGGTTTCTTCCAGCCAAATCGGCCCGTCATCGTCAATGCAGAGCATCCTTGAGATTTTGCCCATGCTACCACATCTTCGTGCATATCTAAAATCTGACCCAATTCACCGCCGCCAAGAAACACGTTTAAAACCTTCTTCTTAGGATATACCACGATTTCAGTGACTATACACCCCCTCGGCGTTGGCCAGAGCTGCATGCTACCTTTGTATATACCCTCGGCAACGTCGATAAAGTCATGCGTGCCGCCTGAGTATTCCAGAGCGGCTTCAATCCAATCGCGGCATCTTTCAAGCTCTTTATCCATGAAGCCTCGTAATTGCTAAGGTGGAGGCGGGGATCGCTGGCACAGGCGATGACGCTGCTGTGTAATTTAGGAAGCCGTCTGTGTTGTCGATCATGTAATTCACTTCCAAGTAATCATTCGCTGCTACGGTAAATATCTGCGTGCGTGACGTGACCAGTGTAGCGTTGTTCTGGTGTAGCGCGGTTGTCATCGCGCTGTTAGCCACGTCTGTTCCGTTGACGCTCGGCCAGAAGTAGAAGTGAACCGTGCTGGCTGACGTTGATGATATTTGCGCCGAAAACGATATGACGTATTCGCCCGCCTCCTCAAACACGATGCGCGACGCTGGCGTGCCTTGCGTGATGCCGTCGTTTCCGACCGGCGCGTCATATGTCAGCTTGTATGCCGTGTTGGCGACCGCTGGCACGACGTCAGCCGTTTTCATAAAGTCAGCGTGTCCATCTTCCAGCACAATCTGCCTAAACTCGCCATTTTTTGACACAACAGGGTAGCCGTTTACGTTATCCCATAAAATGACGCCATTCTCAGACGGGTTGTCTGTTGATGTTTTAAACCCAAGCTTTGCTAGGTTTTGCTGCAAGTATATTGTTAGCTGACGCCCCCACTGACGCAAGTCTGGGCCAATAGGGGGTAATACTGGAACCGGCATTACCTACGGCCCCCAGCCTTCATATCAATTCGCATATTGCCGACCCTAAAGTCAGACAAGATCGCTCCATCAACCCGCATACGAACCTGCCGACCAGTAAATCTTACTGACGTTGGGTTTGCAGTTGTGAATGGCCCATGACTTGTTTCAGCGCCATTTGGGTAAAGCCGTGTCTTAAACGTGACGTTGACATCGCCTTGTGTTTTTTCATCGGGAATAAGCTCAGTAACACGCGCAACCTGATCTCCTGCGCCTATAGATATTGGCCCGCTTTCGGCAAAGATAGATGAGCTGTCTACGTTAAGGCCCACTTCATGCTCATATATATCACTGTCTGCGTTGTGACCCGCCATGAACGGATAACGGAAAACGCCGCGTTGAACGCCAGAGGTGCGAGACAGGTTTCCAATTAGCCAATGGCCCTCTTTGTAGTCGTAAGCAACGTAGCGGTCTATTTCAGTCGAATTTTCGCTGCAATAAAACCACCAAACTTCACCATACTGACCATTCGCAAATGACCAGACTTTAGATTGTTGCGCTGGGTTAAAGTCGCCAAACACATAATCAAACACATCGCAGGGTATTTCCTGAACGCTATTTCCGTCAAACCTAAAGAAACCGCGTTGGCCCATCCAGAACACACCCATATCAACGTCAGATGCAGCCTTGCGGGATATGGCCCCACATGATGTGCCGACACGCTCAAAGCCATACACATAAGGCGGCCCAAGGTATCGCGCTGTGTGGGCTGATGTATCCGTCAGGATAAGCGTTTGGCCTCGCGTTCTGATCCCCTGCATGATCTGCCCACTATCGGCAAGCTCAATATCACCGGCCTCGTTTGTAGCCGCTGGCGTCCATACCGTGTTGTTTTCACGATCACACCAAGAAATTTTGCGCGGGTTGTTGCCGCTACCCAAGGCAAAGATAAAACGCTCTTCTGTTACAACTAAGCCAAGATTACCCGTAGGGGCATTTGCAATCGGCGCTGCCTTAACTGCTGGGTTTAATTGCCACTCAAGCAAGCGCCCGTCATCTTTGTTGGCAGCAACAAGATATTCGCCCCAGTTGTCTATATTCCATTGCGTGGCTTCCTCTGGCACGGCGTTTGCGTTTTGCTGGATTGGCGTTCCATAGAAGCCATCGCCATAAAATCCGTAACCGTAACCCGTCTCAACTTCTGCGTCCTCACGGCCAGCCGTTAAATCTGTTGGGGCGATGTCATACACAGTGCCGCTGCCCGTCATGGCCTTCAGCTCGTTATATGAGCCGCCAGCAAAATACGCAGTGCCGTTATTTGCTTCCCACGTATGCATCCCGCGCACGACATTTGTGCAAAACGATGCTTTACGCTCTTGCCAGCCTCCGATAGGTCTAAGGCTGTTATCACGCCAGCGCACCAAGCTGCCATCACGCCAGCGGCCAGACTGCTCTAAGTCAGTGCCGTTTCGATAAAATCCGGCTGGGATGTCTAAAGGTACGAGTGTCATGTATTTACCTCGTAATAAGTTACGAATATAGCGCCGCCAGATCCTGCGCCAGTAGATCCTGCACCGCTTTCTGAAGCAGAACCGCCTGACCCCGCGCCGTAATTATTGCCAGCATCAGAAGCTCCCGCAGCACCGCTTGAGTGTTGAACCGCAGCGCCGCCTTGGAAAGTTACACTTACGTCAGAACCCCATTCTGAGGGCTTAGTGGGGGCCGCAGTAGTATCGCCCATAGCGTAGCCCGCTGCTGAAACTGTTATTCCATTCTGCCCACCAGAGCCTAAATCTGGGCTACCACCACCTGTAGCGCCACCGCCGTCACCGCCTATAGACAAACCTGGTCCATGACCGCCAGTGTAATTACTTTCTCCACCAGAACCAGAACCACCTTTGGACGCGGGGCAAATACCCCAATGGCTTGTAGTAGTGGTGCTAGAAGCCTCTCCTACAGGAAGAGTAGTCGTTACAGTTGCATCTATCGCGCCCTGCCTACCACCAAAACCCCTTGAGCCACCTGTAGCAGAAATAGTTGTACCAGTGCCATTAGGGTTAAACGAGGTGGTGCCACCGTTTCTCCCTGATATAACCGTTCCTATTCCTCCAGCATAAGATACGCCACTACCGCCAGCACCAATACTAATACTAGCAGAGGTTATAGCATGATCCTGCACAGAGTATCTGCGGAAAGCTGTACCTCCTGCACCCGCGCCTGATGCAACTTTTTCACGCTGACTGTCAGTGGAATGACCGCCGCCAGAACCCCCACCGCCAACAGCATATACGTTATACTGCACACACCCAGACTGTGCAGGTGTCCAAGAAGACCCACTCGCCTTGGTTTCTGTTGTGCCTTTTTTCTTTAATATACGATTTGCGCTTCGATAATTAGAAAACGCTAATGCACTACCTGAAGACGGCAAACTGTCTGGAACAGGATTAGAGCTACCGCTTAAATCACCGCTAAGAGAAACAGAACCAGACTGCCCATAATAATCACGCAACTCGCTCATAGATATTGCGCCGCTTGCGTGACCAAAATTGTCTATCGAGGTTATAGTCATTACGCACTACCAAATGCAGTTACATCATTCTCAACAGTCAACGCACCAGAGCTAGATAGCTTCAGCCTATCCGTTCCCTGATATGCAAATTTCAAATCGCTACCGGACTGAGTAATCGTCCAATCCCCCAAATCAACTGTCGTAACATTTGCAGTTGGAATGTTGGCCGTGCCAGTAAATGTGGGAGAGGCTGTCGGCGCTTTAGCATTTAATTGTGTCTGAATGTTGCTTGTAACGCCGTCCGTATAATTAAGCTCATCCGCTGACGCAGAAATCGCAGTGCCACCGACTTTCCAAGATCCAGCAGTCAAGTCTGGGGTGCTGGCGGTGTTGCCGTTTAGAACGTCAACAACGTCATCAAGCGCCGTGTTGACCGTTGCCCCCCATGTGTTTTCGCTGCCGCCCACGGTAGGTTTGGTTATGCTAATCGTCATTTAATCGCCTCGCGCTTTTTTGCACTATATATCATTTTGCCAGCAAACACTATGCCGCCTCCTGCTCTGTCCAAGCCGGAGCCGTAGACCCCTGCTCAGTCCACGTTTCCGCGCCGACCGCTTGCTCCGTCCACGTTTCTGGCCCTACCGGCTCGACCTGCCACTTAAATCGCGCTGGACCGACAATCGGAGCGCCAGCCGTGATCTCTGCGCCCAGAAGCACATGGTTTGCGGTAGCCGTGCTGTCGCCAACAGTCGGAGCGCCAGCCGTGATTTCTGCTGGGATAAGCAAGTGAATGCTGGTAAGCGTTGACTGGTCAATCGTTGGAGCGCCCGCAGCTATTCCATCTGCCGTTAAAGCATTGTTTTGCGCAACGACTGGAACGCCTATGACTGGGCTTCCCGTAACGATGTCTACCGGCGCAAGCGCATAATCCTGTACAAGTGCAGCCGTCGCAACGGTTGGAACGCCAGACGTAATATTGCTGGCGGTAAGCGCAAAGTTTTCAACTCCACTGTCTGCCAGCGGCGCAGATGCTAATGGGCTGAATCCAAGCATTGTTTAATCCTTACGGCTTAGTGGGCCAAGTTACGCTATAAGGAAAGCCTGCCTGTGATGTAACGTCACGCAAGGATTGCCTATATGTGGCCCATATTGCTTTATCTACTGGTGCATCAGGTAGCTGCGTCCAATCGCACTCCTGTAGTAATTCGTCTCTTTGGTATCTTATGTTGCTCTCTGCCGTATCTTCAGGCTTATTAACTATAGACCACCTTCTAAACCATGCATCAGAGCTATCTTGATAAAAGTCACCTTCTTCTAAGTACTGCACGTTCTTATCAAAAGAAGGCTTAGTATCTTTGCTGTAGCTATACACATTATATGAAGCTAGAAGCTCACTAGATATAACTTCTGGAAAAGAAACATTAGAGTTGTCTTCCCGTAGCCTTTGCACAGAATATTCACTAGCTACATTGTCTGTTACCTTTAAGTACATTTTATTCCCTCTAACTCGTTCCTAATTCATTTAATGTACCAGAAAAACCCTTACTTATAATCCAAACCTTAGTAAAATCAGGTTTAAAAACTATGTTTCCTACTCTACCAGCTTCAGCTGGGTTAAAACTAGCTACTGCTGATATTGTACTAAGATCATAAGGGGTAGACATACTTTTTTCGTATATATTTCTTCTGTTACTATACCAAAGTCTAGTACCATCACCATTCAAAGCTATGCCAGAAGGAAAATCGTCATCACCAGAGGCATCAAAAGTAGCTGTATGACTTGCAGTGCTAAGATCAAAACCAGTAGATAGTGTCCAGCTTTCTATTGTATCTGATGAAGAACCACAGGTAAAAAGTTTAGTTCCATTAGCGCTAAGGAATGCAGCCTGATTTGCTGTAGAATAAGTAGAGGTACTTAAAGTTTGAGTAGCACTGCCAAAGGTAGATACATCCCAAGATGTAGAAAGACTATGCTTGCTAATTAAGTCATGCTCTATTCTGAATATAGTATTACCATCTGAAGTTATTAAAAAGGTTTGCATTCCATCGCTTAGATCTGCAAACTCTCCGCTTACATAGCTGTGTGTACTTATATCCCAAGCAGTGCTACAGGTATAGGTATATGTCCAACCTGTATCACCCCCACTTGTACCCCTATCATTAATTAACCAAAACTTAGTTCCGTCAGGTTTCCAAACAAGACCATTTGCTTGCCAATCAATTTCAGTAGTATCTATTTGCTGATTTTCTGTCCAATTAGCCATAGCTATTGGCAGGTCAGACCCAGAAGCAGGATTATTTAGTAACTTACGTGACAGCAGCATTAAGAGCCATCTCCAACTAAAGCCCCATATAAAGTCGTTGAGACTTTCCAAAGAACTATAACAGTGTAGCCACTTGTAGCTAAGGTTGGGGCAGAGCCACCGTTATTTACCCAAGTCATGGTAGGCCAAGTGACAGTATAGCCAGCGCCATCATCAATCATAAGCGTCATAGATTGACCCGCAGAAAAACTCTCAGTGTAAGTTGTGTTTCCGCTTAATGTGTGTGTGCGAATAGTACCTTCTTGCGGCTCTAAGACATCACTTGTGCCACTTAATGCAGTAACAGTTTCAGTAACTTCATGGTCAAGCTTTAGACCACTCTTCATAGTTACTACGCCACTGGTTCCAGCTTCTAAAGTAATACCAGATATTAAAGTTGTACCACCCTGCCCAATATCTATGGTGCTGCTAGATGTCCACTTTAAAACGTTTCTTAGATAGTTATTGGCTGCGTCTTGGCCTAATATCTGGTTACCGCTATCCAAAACAAGTCCAGCAGTAGTGCTTGTATTAGCACCAGACACAAATGTACCACCTGTTGCATGTAAAAGAGGGGCTTCCACATTAACGGCAGATGTTAAAGCGCTGTCAGTAACCTCTAGTCTTTCTGTGCCACCGGTAACAACTCTCCACTCGTTAGCGTTGTGGAATTGCATATAGGTATCAGTGTCACCATTATGTATGATCTGATCACCAACAACTATATCATTTGAAAATGTAATGGTATTTGATGTACTATCGTCAGCATCACTGCGTAGGAAGCTACTGGCCTCTATCCCGTCAACAGTGTCTGCATCTAGGCCAGAGCCAGATCCATCATTGCCAGAGTGCCATACCTTATACCAAGAGGTCCATGTGTCTGTGCCGGTGTTAGACCTAAAGTGCATCTGGTTGGTTTGCGTGGTCATACCAATGGATATTTGAGACCCGTAACTAGTACCATCACCTGTGCCACCACGGTGTCGGTTGTTGTAGATAGTCTGCCACCCAGTAAACGGACCATTAGAAGTAACTTGAGAGGATGTTAGACGTGATGCTGTTTCCCAGTAGGAATTATTGAGGTCTCCATTACCAGCATCCCCAGATTGGGTTATTCCAGACAGTTGAACACCATCAACTGTGTCAGCATCTAAGCCACTGCCAGAGCCGTCTACTGTTTTAATGGCTGTAAGTATTTCAGCAGCGGTTTGGTCTGCTGTAGCGCCACTCTCAATGCCATCTAGCTTTGTGCCGTCTGCTGCAACATCTCTGCCATCTACAGTACCAGTAACACTTAAATTGCCATTTACATTTGCGCCTGCTGTCTGAACAGTAAATGAATTTGTACCATTTGCGTAAAGCTGCAACGTAGAGTTTTCATTATAATTCAGTATCCATTCACCGTTTTCGTCATCATACAAACCAAAGTCAGTTTGATTTCCCATCAAAGACCACTTGGATGTTGTAGTTGGCTCTATTTGAATACCACGCCAAGTACCAAGCGCTGTATCTAGTGACAGCAATCCAGATCTATCAGTGCTATCTTGCAGTGTGTGACCGTCAACGGTTAGTGCAGCAAAAGTAGGGCTGTTTGTTGTGGCTACACCTTGATTAAGAGCTTTGACAGAAGCTATGTCTGTTAATTCACTGTCCATTAAAGCGCCAGCAGCCGTAACATTAGTAGTGTCAGTTACATCTGCACTAGCTTCAATACCATTTAGTTTAGTGTGATCTGCATCAGTAAATACGTTACTGTCTGTAGCAGACTCAACCAAAGCTCTTATTTCAGAAGCAGTCTGGTCTGCTGTCGCATTGGCTTCTATACCGTCTAGCTTAGTTCCATCAGTAGCAACATCTCTGCCATCAAAGGTGCTGTTGGTGGTAATAGCACCAGTCATAGCACCACCAGATTTAGGCAGTGCATTATCTGCGGTTGTTCCTTGTGCCGCTGTAGCATAATCAGAGCTATCAAAAGCCTTAACCTGAGCAAGATTAGTAACCTCGCTGTCCATAAGTGCGCCAGCAGCAGTTACATTTGTTGCATCAGTTACATCTGCGGAAGCTTCAATACCATTTAGTTTAGTGTGGTCTGCGTCAGTAAATACGTTACTGTCTGTAGCTGCTTCTACCGCCGCTCTGATCTCAGCATTAGTTTGATCGCCAGTTGCGCCAGCCTCTATACCATCCAGCTTGCTGTGATCTGCATCAGTAAATACGTTACTGTCTGTAGCAGCCTCAACTGCTGCTCTAATTTCAGCATTGGTTTGATCGCCAGTTGCACCGCTTTCTATACCATCCAGCTTTGTCTTGTCGCTAGATGACATTAGACCATTTGCAGAGGTGGTTGCCACATCGTCTAATGCAACTGTACCTGTTGCATCAGGCAATGTAATTGTGCGGTCAGCGGTGGGGTCTGTAACGTCTAAAACTGTTTCAAAATCATTAGCTGTTGAGCCTTCAAAAACCAGTTTGGTATTATTAATTAAATATAAATCTTTTGATACTTCTACATAATCAGTAGATCCTTCAACCAACTTAATAAAAGTTTCACCATCTACAGCGAATTTTATAAAAAGATTAGATAATTGAATAGTTGTATCACTGTTATTGCCGCTCTCAATAATAGAAGTTTGTATATTTTGAACGGCTCCAATATTACTAACAAATAAAGTATTAGTTGAAGGATTAAATACTAATCCACCATCGTCTTGAGTTGGCGTCATTTGCACATTGCCAACGCCATCAGTGTCACTAAACAATATGTTATAAAGAGCATTATCATCAGAGCTTTCAGTGACCCTTACTGAGGCAGCAGCAACATTCGTTACACTACTGCCATCTCCAACAAAAGAGCCAGCAACAAAGGGAGCAGAGCCTACAGTCCACCGATCATTTGCCTCATCCCAAGTTAAGGTTGCGTTTGCTAAAAGACTACCACGCTCAATCTCAATGCCGCCATTTTCTGTTGGCGTAGGGCCAGTGAAATTTGAGTTTAATAAAATCTGATTGTCAGCAATATTAACTTCTTCAGTGTTTATTGAAGTCGTTGTCCCTGAAACAGTAAGATCACCAGAAACAATAACATCATTAAATGTAACATCTGATGTTGTTGTTAAACCCTGATTGATAGCTTTTATTGCAGCTTCATTTGTAAGCTCGCTATCCATAAGTGCGCCAGCAGCCGTAACATTTGCTGTGTCAGTGACATCTGCATTTGCCTCAATGCCATCTAGCTTTGCGCCATCGGCAGATACGTCACGGCCATCAAACGCCTGACCTGCTGCAAACGTAATTGCACCCGTCATAGTGCCGCCAGCTTTAGGCAGTGCATTATCAGCAGTAGTGCCTTGAGCGGCAGTAGCATAATCGCTGCTATCGAAGGCTTTAACCTGTGCTACATTTGTAACTTCACTAGCGTTAATAAAGTCATCTTTTGTCACTGCAATAAAGACAGACACATTATTATTGCCGCTTAGATTAATAGCAGAATTTGAATTGCTACTCTCTGTAACGGTTCTAGTTAAGGTTGTGCCGCTTGCCGTATATGTACCAGTGCCAATTTCAAATTCATCGCCGTCATCAATAACATATCTTACAACGTCACCATCTGACACACCAGACTCGGCAAATGTCTGGTAGCCATCCTTTGCTGCGCCCAGCGTAATCGTGCCGGTGCCAGTTGTACTGGTTCCCACCTTCGCTCTGTTTGTCAGTACAACCATGTCTATACCTTACGCTGGATCTGGCATGCGGATGTCAGATGCCGTCAATGAGAATGTGTTGCCAGATGTAACCACCTGAGATGCCGACAGCGAGCCAGTTGCCAGCAAGCGACTGTTGCCAGTATCTGATATGGCATAATGCGTAGCCGTGCCGGTGCCTGTCACAGGTGCGTCGCTGACAGCCGCCAGAGTAACCTTGCGCCCGTTTGGCGAAGCATCAGCGGGAGCCGATATGCTTATGCTGGTTTCGTTGCCAAGCGTGTATGTGCTTGTCGCTTCCGCATATGATGTTGGCTCCTGCGAACAAATATCAACGCGGTTGGCCTCCGTGTCCAAAACCGTTAGACCGTTGTCTAGTACCCTATCGTTCAAGGTTGCCATTAGTAACTCCTAATCTTCATTTTATGGCCTGTGCCGCCATATGTAGCTTTGTCGCTGTCTGAGTTTATACCATCTATGGCGCTTTGCAGCAATGCAGCCCAAACTTGTATGCGACTATCATCAGCAAGATATGGTGCGCTGTGAACCAACGCGCCGTATAGATACGCATCTGGGTAATACGTCAAAAGCCAGTTGCTCGTATTACTATCACTTAATGATGCTGGGCTGGCATAATACACCATCTCCAGCGTGCGATCAGCAGCGGGAGTCGGCAACAATTCAATCGAGCCGTCTGTCATTGCGTAATATCTGGGATCGCCCGTAACGTTATGGCTGTCCTGACGGCGATCAAGCATCTGCGCTTGGCTAAGTAATTCAAGGCGCATCGTTGTGCCGCTCGTAATGCTAAACCGTAGCGGCTCTAAAAAGTCAGCAGGCAAGCCGGTGTATTGCGTGCTTACAATCGCCGTGCTGCGCTTCTCCATACGCCAATGACGCACGGTGCGATTAAAGTTTGCCTCGGCCAGCGAAATAAACGTGGGGATTGTGCTGGTCAAATCATCGCGGTTCAGAAAGTCAGCGATGCTGGATTGCAGCTCTGCGTATGTTGTAATTGCCATCTAACAATCCCATGCTTTGCGC